CAGACAACAAGGTCTCTGTACAAAGAGTCCTGCGTGCAACCGCAGCCGCCGCTGTGTCTACGCACAATCAAATTACTCTAGACCAAGACCATAACAACATTGGTGGTGCAGCTGGTAGCTGCCTAGAGCTTACCTGCTACGATGAATCAGGCTGGTTTGTTACCGGAACTCTTATCGGGAACTCAACTACGCCAACCTCTATCGCAGCAATTAACGGACAATAATGACAACCATGGACCCCACCCTGAAGGAGCTCTTCATCTCAGAAGTAGCCGACGTCTTGGCGCAGCTTGAAGACGTCATCGAGAAGTATCAAGTAAATGAAAGGGTGGCTTACCTCTTTGGTCTCGGGCTTGTTGACGACATCCCAGAGATTGGACCTGCTTGGCAGGTGGCCAGCAAATGGCACGTAGATAGCTCGGAAGAACTTGCCGAGCTGTTCACAGCCATCATGGCTTCTTACGAGAAAGTATCTGAAGATAATGACATCGACATAGATGACATCGACCTAGACGACCTAGGCTTCAACCTCAACTAAATACAATGGAAAATTTGATTAGAAAAATCGTCATCGGTCCCAACCCGAAGGATGCGATGGCGTACTACGTCGGCATGAAAGCTGGCGCAGGTAAGGTTGTTCTCATCGAGGAGGATGACCGCGCTATGTTCAAGCACAACATTCGTAGGTACAACATCTACACTCAGGACAGTGAATCTTCCTACCTGTGGAAGACCGTGGAGAACACCCCGGTCATTGTTGAATACGATTGCAACTTTGAATGAAGGCGCTGTACCACTTCGTGGTGAAGCTTGATAAGACTCATCACGACACCATCGAGCTGGACAACGGCACGGAGCTCTACGTCGACCCTAAGTGGAAGGAGTTTGAGCGCCGCGTCATGTACGGTGAGGTGACGTCAACCCCAGTAAAGTACGACGTAGATGTGAAGGAGGGAGACACTCTGTTCTTTCACCACCACGTAGTTATGTCCGATGCCCTGAAGATTCAGGTAGACGAGGAGGACAGGTTCATCGTAGGATACGACCCAGTAAACACTCTTAGCTGTCACGCTATCGCGTACCGCAGTAAGGATACTGGTGAGCTTCACATGCTCGCGGACTGGGTGTTCCTGCAACCAATCGAAGAGGAAGAGCCAGAGGAAAGCGAAATTATTGTCGTTGACCTCAAGCCCAAGACTCACCTCAAGGCAAAAGTTTTCTGCTGCCCCAAGGACATGATTACTCAGGGCGTTAAGCCCGGAGACATCGTAGGGTTCAAGCAGAACAGAGACTATGAGATGCGATTGGAGGACGACACCACTGTCTTCCGTATGCGCTCAGAAGAAATGATGTATGTCGAGGAGTCCTAAGTTCGAGACCATCGAGGCTTCACGTAGGCTAATGGATAGCATGGCCGTCGCAATCAACAACATGATTGAAGAGGTCAAGCGTCCCGTTGACCCTGAAGCTGGTGGTGCCGCACGCAAAGCTGAGCTGCAGTCTATCAAGCAGACCGCTACAGATTGCAAAGAGCTGTTAATCGAAAGGCAGCGGCTAGAGCAGATGGTCAAGGACCTTAGCGAGAACGGCAGCATCGACGAGGACAAGGACTACTCAGGTGGCTTTGCAGAAAGATTCAGTAAGTGACGGGGCTGGTAGACATAGAGAAGTACGACGAACCAGTCGTATCTATTTGCCCGCGAGGCACTCTCGGAGACGTCATTGACATTTCCGGTCTACCTATTTGTTTACCTAAGCAGCCACGAAAGAAAGACATTGCAGGGTACGACCTACCCGCTCATCTACAGACTTGGGCTAGGACAGAGATGCCTAGTGAGCTTGCTCGCATCAAGTCCATGGACGAGTGGTACGAAATGCCCAAGGAGTTTCGCCAAAGGTTCTCTCCCTTTATCGAGGAGGAGTTCCGCAGGCGTAGAGAAGGGTACTGGTTCTACAACAACGGAGAACCTACCTACGTCACTGGGCGTCACTACATGATGCTTCAGTGGAGCAAGATAGATATTGGCTATCCTAGTTTCCTAGACTTCCAACGGAAGCTCTTCGTCCATCAGGCCGCGTGTGAGGCTGACCCCAGATGCCTTGGTCAACTATATACCAAGTGCCGTCGCTCAGGGTACACCAACATGTCCGCCTGCGTTCTTGTAGACGAAGCCACACAGGTCAAGGACAAACTTTTGGGTATCCAGTCGAAGACGGGTAAGGACGCGCAGGAGAACGTCTTCATGAAGAAGGTCGTTGCTATCTTCAAGTCCTACCCGTTCTTCTTTAAGCCTATCCAAGACGGTACTACCAACCCGCGTATGGAGCTGGCGTTCAGAGAACCGTCTAAAAGAATTACCAAGAACAACAAGACCTCTGTCAAAGGGGATGCCCTGAACACAATCATCAACTGGAAGAATACCACGAACAATGCCTACGATGGCGAGAAGTTGCATATCTTGGATCTCGATGAGGCAGGCAAGTGGGAGAAACCAACAGACATCAGAGAAGCATGGAGGATACAAAGGACTTGCTTGATTGTGGGACGCCGTGTTATCGGGAAGGCGCTTGTGGGCAGTACCGTCAACCCGATGGACAAAGGTGGTCAAGAATACAAAGAGCTTTGGAAAGATTCAGACCCACAAGAACGCAACAAAAACGGAAGGACAACCTCAGGATTGTACAAAATATTCATTCCGGCTTACGAAGCCTTAGAGGGCTTCTTCGACAAGTACGGCAAGCCAATCATCGAGACTCCGGAGCAGGAGGTGGAGACGCTGGACGGGGAAACCGTAGAGATAGGCGCAAGGGAGTTTCTAAAAAACGAAAGGGACGCTCTAAAGCATGACGCCCGGGAGATGAACGAAATCGTTCGTCAGTTCCCCTTCACCACAGACGAAGCGTTCCGCGATAGCGTCGAGGGCTCTCTGTTCAACATCGGAAAGATTTATGAGCAGATTGACCACAACGAAAACATGTATCCAGACCCCGTGGTCCGTGGCAACTTCACATGGAAGGGAGGGGTCAGGGACACAGAGGTCGTGTTTGTTCCTACCTCAGAGGGCAGATGGTTTGTGTCTTGGATGCCGCCACTCGACCTTAGGAATCAAAAGGTAACCGAAAGGGGCAAGCTTGTAGCCCCCAACAAGCTGATTGGCTGTGGTGGTGTTGACTCTTATGACATCGACGCTACTACAGATGGTAGGGGTTCAAAGGGAGCGTGTCATATCTACAACAAGTTCAACATGCGGACCCCCTCTAACATGTTTGTTGCAGAGTACTGCTCCCGCCCTCCTATGGCAAAAATCTTCTACGAGGATGTGCTGATGGCAGCCTACTTCTTTGGCTACCCACTCCTCGTGGAGAACAACAAGTACGGTATCGTAAGATACTTTGAGTCAAGGGGTTACGACGGCTATCTACTGGATAGACCACAGCATCTCACCACGGCGGGCTCTGTTGCAACCAAGACCAAGGGCATCCCGTCTAACTCACAGGATGTCATCCACACACATGCACAAGCGATTGAGGACTACATACACAACCACGTGGGAATCAATGAGAAGGGAGAGGTTGGCAGGATGTATTTTAATCGCACTCTCGAAGATTGGATTGGCTACAGAATTGACAACAGAACCAAGTTTGACTTGACAATTAGTGCGGGGCTTGCGTTGCTTGCTGCACAGACTGTCGTACAGAAGAAAAAAGCGGCTGACTTTACAGGCAAGAAGTTCTTCCGCAAATACACCTACACACCGGGCGGGCTCTCAAAACCCTCTAAGTGATTTTGTTTATATTTGCACATTGCCTGTAATACAGTAAGTAATGAAGGGTCACAAGCCAAAGTCGTATTCCCAGTTCCCAGACCCTATGGCGCCAGCGAGCGTCAAGGCAAGTGAGAGCTATGGAATCGCTTATGCTAAATCTATCGAGGCACAATGGGGAGGCCTCGACGATTTTTCTCACGGGTTCGGAAAGCGACTCGTCGAGTTCAATCGAAACAGAGATTACGCTAACGGTACGCAAGATACATCAATCTACAAACAAATCCTAAACAGCATGGACACCCAAGCGGGTGACGGAACGCTGCTTAACCTTGATTGGTCACCAGTTCCAATCGTTCCTAAGTTTGTTCGGATTGTAGTAAACAAGATTCTTTCTCGCAAGTTCCGCCCCAACGTGGAGGCTATTGACCCCATGTCAAAGGACGAGAAGGAGAAGAAGAAGGTTCTGGCTAAGTATGCTATTGAATATAGAGAGGTCATTGAGGAAGCCAAGTCGCTTGGTCTCAACACAGCTGCTGTGCCTGAGGGACTGCCCGACAACAGCGAGGAAGCTGAGATTTACTTGGCTGATAGTATTAAGACTAGTGCTGAGGTGGCTGCACAACTTGCTACTAAACTTACTCTTGATTGGAATGACTTTGATGACGTCGTATTCCGTAGAGCTGTGGAGGACCTTGTGGTCAATGGCATGGCTGTGGTTAAGAGGAGCAACGACCCGACTTACGGAATTAAGACGGAGTATGTAGACCCCGCTCAGTTCATCCACTCCAGCACAGAGGACCCCAACTTCTCTGACATCGTATACGCTGGACACGTCAAGCGCATGTCCATCCAAGAGCTCAAGAGAGTTGCTGGCACTGACATCCCGGAGGAGGAGTACAAGAAGATTGCGAAGGCGGTAATGAACCGCACCTACAACAACGCGGCTCAGTTCAACCAAACTGTCTACGACAGGACTCGCGGCACTCACGTCTACGGCTACGACGAATACTTGGTCGACGTCTTGGACTTTGAGTTTCTCGGTGGTGATGATATGATTTACGAGGAGAAGACCTCGCAGTTCGGCAACGTTGGTTTCTACTACAAGGGCGAAAGCTACAAGCTGCCCAACGACTCCGTTTACGATAGAAAGATTCACACCATGCCAAACATGTGTGTGTACGGTGGTTCCTATGTCATCGGCAGCGGACTGTTGTTCGGTTACGGCATGAAGAAGGACATCCCCAAGAACATGCACGACCTGACTCGCGCTCGTCTTTCGTACAGCGTAGTCGCCACAAACTTCCGTCGTCAGATGCCCAAGTCTATGGTGTCATCTGTCATCGGCTTTGCTGACCAGCTGCAGCTTACCCACCTCAAGATTCAACAAGCCATCGCCAAGGCCAAGCCTGACGGATTGATTGTAGACATCGAAGGTTTGGAGAATGTGCAGCTTGGTGCAGGAGGAGAGCTTCAACCGCTCGACATCCAAGACATCTACGAGCAGACTGGTGTCTTCTACTACAGAAGCAAGAACCCAGAGGGTGGATTCCAAAACCCACCTGTTCGTCCTCTTGACAACACCATACGAAACATAAACGAGCTGATTGGTTTGTACAACCACTACCTCCGAATGATTCGTGACGTCACGGGTGTAAACGAAGTCCTTGATGGTAGCTCACCAAAGTCTGACGCCCTTGTCGGCGTGCGCCAACAGCAACTCGCTGCAGGAAACAACGCAATCAATGACATCACCAACGGAGCCTCTGTCTTGTACAAGAGAGTGTGCGATGACGTGGTGAAGTGCTTGCAGGTTCTGCCTCCTGACTCAATCATTTACGAGGCGTATGAAAGAGCTATCGGAACTACCAGCATGGAAGTACTTTCTTCGTTTGCTTCTCTGCCACTTCACAACTACGGTGTGATTGTGGAACGAGAGATGTCAGACGAAGCCAAACTGTTACTCGAACAAAACATCCAGCAGTCACTTGCACAAAGAGAGATTGACCTTGAGGACGCTATGGCAATACGCCGTCTCAAAGATTTGGACCAAGCGGAAAGACTCCTCATCATCCGACGCAAGCGTAGAATCGCCGCGTTGCAGCAGCAACAGCAGCAGCAAATGCAAATGCAAGCGCAGGTGAACATGCAGTCTCAGCAGGCCGCTGCTCAGCTTCGCATGCAAGAAGTCCAAATGAAAGGGCAGATTGACATGCAGAAGATTCAGGCTCAGGGTCAAGTCGAGCTTCAGATTCTTCAGGCTCGTCAGCAGATGGAGGGTCAGGTGCAGATGGCTAAGATGCAAATGAACGCGCAGACTCAGGCAGCTGACAAGCAGTTCCGCATGGACCTTGAGAAGAGCAAGGATGACAGAAAAGACTCCCGCGTTGAGAAGCAGGCTGTGGCTCAATCCAAGCTTATCTCTCAGCGCAAGGGCACGCGCCCTGAGCTTGAGGACCAAGACAACAGGGACATCATCCAAGAACTGATGAGACGATGAGCAAGGAGGCTATGAGAGCGCGAATCAAGCGCATGCTCAAGAAGCACGGGCTCAGCGGTGTAAACAAAGCCAAGAGGACTCCAAGTCACCCGAAGAAGTCTCATATTGTATTGGCCAAAGAAGGGGACAAGATTAAGCTTATCCGTTTCGGTCAGCAGGGGGCTAAGACCGCTGGTAAACCAAAAGCAGGAGAGTCCGACAAGATGAAGAAGAAGCGAGCAAGCTTCAAGTCAAGACACTCAAAAAATATCAAGAAAGGCAAGATGAGCGCTGCCTACTGGGCCAACAAAGTCAAGTGGTAATGTTTCATATATTTGCATCAAAGAATAACTAATGGCAACAGTAACCGCAGCAATCTCATTGACGAGCACAGACTTGTTGTCTGATAACTTGGCAGTCAGTGTAAACACAAGCATCACCGCAGCCAACACTACAGGCTTGGCACGTCGACCTGTGACGGCTACAAGTGTGGGGGGTAGCGCAACAGTATTGTTTGAAGCATCAGACTTCAGCGCACCAGCGTACTTGTATGTCAAGAACACAGATAGCACTGCAACAGACTACATCTTTGTGTACGACGGAACCACAAGTGGCAACCCTGTCATCTTAAAACTGGCTGGTGGTGACTGGGCATTCCTGCCGCTCAACGCAGGAATCCAGCTCAAAGCATACGCTACAACTAACCCAACACTCGTTGAGTTCATGGTAATCGGAACTGACGCCTAATAGATAAGACATGGGATTTCAAAGACACGATGTAAGAAACGGCGCTAAGAATCTCGGAAGAGATGTGCTGACAAACCGCATGCTCACGGGCGGGACGCAAACAGTAATCTTGCGTGGCAACACTGACGGAGAAAAGGACTTTGAGGCCGGGATGGTTTTGAAGAATGAAACCGTTGCTATGATTCCAGACGATACGAGAGGCTGGGTTTACGACAGCTCCAACGACTACTACAAAGTTAAGATTGGAACGACCAACGTCTCCCCATTGAAAATTGTCAACATGTACGGAGAGGAGGCCACGTACTCCGCTAACTGTCTGTTGAAGGGGACTAAAGTGCTGGTTGACTCTGCGGAGTTTCCTCAGTACAATGGCAGCTACACTCTTGTTCAAGCCGCTATTGAGAACACCAATGACTGCGTGCTTTACCTTTCTGCAGACGCCCCCGGCAACCTGTTTGGTGATGCCGACCTCGGTGCAGAGCTCGCGGACAGGGTTCACCGAACCAATGACCTCAACAAGATTTTCGTAACCGTCTTGCCATTTGCTCCTGCTTTCTGCGTGGAGATGCTTGGCGTTGACGGTGTCAATGCAGGTACAGACGATGCTCGCACTACTCCGGCTACGTTTAGAATGAACAACGTGGCGGGCACGGCAGAGCAACCTATCGACTACCCAGACGGTCAGGTGGTGTACGGTGAGATTACTCACTTCACACCTCAAGCCGCCGACACGCACTACGCCATCCTTTACTGCCAAGACAAGCCTAGCTTGGAGTTCTCACCATACAACCAGAACGTGAGA